ACTATTGAAAGTGGTACACAAGAGATTCTATCAATAAGACGCAACTGGGACGAACATGATACTCTTAAACAAGCTAAACAGCATTTTGTGCAGTACACTTATATTCCCGGTTTTGGAGCCTATGGCTATGGCCTTATCCATCTTATTGGGGGTTTTGCTAAGTCTGCTACTTCTATTGTAAGACAGTTAATTGACGCGGGTACCTTATCTAATCTACCTGGTGGGTTAAAATCTAGGGGGCTTAGAATTAAAGGCGATGATACCCCCATTATGCCGGGTGAGTTTAGGGACGTAGATGTGCCCTCAGCTAATATCAAAGACAACATTATGATGTTGCCCTATAAAGAACCGAGCCAAACTTTATTTACTCTCTTACAAAATGTAGTTGAAGAAGGGCGCAGATTAGCCGCAGTAGCAGATGTTAAACTTGATAACATGAATGGCGATGCCCCAGTGGGTACTACCTTAGCTATTTTAGAGCGTACATTAAAAGTTATGTCCGCTGTACAAGCGCGTGTACATGCCTCAATGGAACAAGAGTTTAAACTAGTAGCTGCTCTAGTTAGGGACTATACGGCTCCATCATACGACTATATGCCTGACTTTGATGCTCCTGCAACGGCTAAAAAAGAAGACTATGACAAAGTAGATATTATTCCGGTGTCTGATCCTAATGCTAGTACTATGGCACAAAGGATTATCCAGTATCAAGCGGCTATTCAATTAGCCCAACAAGCTCCGCAGATATACAACTTACCTTTACTACACCGTCAAATGTTAGAAGTTATGGGTATTAAAGGTGCAGATAAAATTGTAATGGTAGAGGACGATCAAACACCTACAGACCCTGTTACTGAGAATATGAACATTCTTAAAAATAAACCTGTAAAAGCGTTTATAGAACAAGATCATGATGCTCATTTAGCAGTACATCAAAGTATGATAGATGATCCTAAAATAGCCGCTTCTATGGGGCAAAATCCACAAGCTTCGGTTATTAAACAAGCGCTTATGGCTCACATGATGGAGCATTTAGGTTTTCAATATAGAAGAGGAATAGAAACCCAATTGGGAACAACCCTTCCTCCAGAAGACGCTAAATTAAGTCCTGAAATGGAGGCCCAACTAGCTAAACTTACTGCAGACGCGGCTAAACAATTGGTACAGACTAATAAAGCTAGCCAACAACAACAGCAAGCACAACAGCAAGCGCAAGACCCTGTAGTACAAATGCAGCAAAAAGAACTGCAGTTAAAGGAGCAAGAAATTAATAACAAAAAAGAAATTGAACTTAAAAAAATAGATGCCCAAAAAGAAATAGCCATGATAAATAATGAGGCTAAATTATTANTTCAAAATGAAGACGCTAAAGTGCAAGGATTATTTAAAAGCCCAGACCTAGTATCTAACCAAGTAANAGCGCAGGGAGCCTTAAATGCACAAGGAGCNCCCACAGCGCCAAATCCACCTATACCACAAAACCCTAACCCTGCAGCACCAGCAGCGCCAAATTATTGAAGGNNCTAAGTAATGGTAACCGTACTAGATGTACTACGTAAAGAACTCGAAGAGATGATAGTAGATCGCACACAAGCCCTTGCAAAAGGGCAAGTAGAAGACTACCCATCCTATAAGCAACTGATAGGGACAATATCGGGTCTGTCTCTAGCTTTAAATAGTTTAAAAGACCTGCAAAAATACGAGGACAATAATTAATGAGTGCTAAAAATATTGGAAATATAGACGCGGACGCTACTATTCAAAGTGGAGAAAAGTTAGCTGAACGCTTACCAGANCCTGTGGGATATAAACTTTTATTAATAAAACCCAAAGTAGTGGATAAAACTGAAAGTGGTATTGAAATGCCAGATGCTTTTAAGAGAAAAGAAGAGGCAGGAGCTGTAGTGTGTATGGCGTTAAAATTAGGTCCTATGGCTTATCAAGACACTGAAAAGTTTCCTACAGGCCCTTGGTGTAAAGAGGGTGATTTTGTGTTAATAGGAGCGTATAGAGGGTCTAGGTTTTCTGTTGACGGGGAAGAATTTATCCTTGTTAATGACGACATGATTGAAGGNACCGTATCCGATCCTCGTGGAATTGGCAGAGCATATTAATAGGAGCAAACTATGNCAGAAGAATANGAAAATGAAGATACTGATTTTAATGATGATATTGAAATCGAAATAGTAGACGATACCCCAGAAGAAGACCAAGGTAGAGTTAAATTAAAAGAGGACGATGACGACAATGAAGAAGAAATAGAGTCATATTCTAAAGGTGTTCAGAAGCGTATAAATCAGATACAACATAAGTATCATGATGAGCGCAGGGCTAAAGAAGCCCTAGAAAGACAAAATGCAGAAGCTATACGTATAGCACAAACTATTCTGCAAGAAAATGAACAGTTAAAAAGCACNCTTACTTGGGGNCATCAAGAGTACACAAAAGAAGCGGCAAGTAGATTGGACTATGCACATAAAATAGCCCAAGACAAATATCGNAATGCTTTTGAAACTGGTGATACAGATGGGGTACTTGAAGCTCAAGACGAGCTTACTGAGTTAGCTAATCAAAAAAGACAGTTAGCTACGTTAGTGCCACCTATACCACAAAAAACTTTACAGCAACAAAATAATGATGTATATATTCCCCAACAATCAGTCCCAGAAGCACCGCTAAGAGACTACAAGGCCGAGGATTGGGCTGGAAAGAACCCTTGGTTTGGTAAAGATGAAGAGATGACCGCCTTCGCTTATGGACTGCATGAAAAATTGGTTAAATCCGGTGTAGACCCTACTTCTGATGAGTATTATCAAAAAGTAGACTCCCGCATAAGGGAAGTATTCCCAAAAAACTTCGATAGAAAGAAATCATCGCCTGTGGCCTCAGTAGGTAGAACTACTGCACCGAGAAAAGTCACGCTGAACAATTCTGAAATCGCTATAGCGAAAAGACTAGGGATAACTCCTGAGTTATACGCAAAANATAAAATAAAGGAGCAACNTCTCAATGGCTAGTATACAAATTGACAGAGCCCCACGCTCTACAGAAACACGCGAAAAAGAAGTACGTCCGGTATCTTGGAAGCCAGCTCATGACTTGCCTACTCCTGATCCTCAAGATGGCTACGTGTTCTACTGGAAAAGAGTGTCTATGATGGGTGTAGCTGATCCGGGCAATATGGCTAAAGCCAAACGCGAAGGATGGATACCTTGTCAAGCGGAAGACCATCCTGAGATGATGTCTGACTTTGCAGCTTTTGGGTTAAAACCTCAAGGGCTTATTGAGATTGGTGGGCTTGTATTATGCAAAACAACTATTGAGAACTCAAATGCTCGTAGAGAATATTATGCAAATATGTCCANAGCGTCAGTGGAGTCTGTAGACAACAACTTCTTACGCGAAAATGACCCACGGATGCCCCTCTTTTCTGAGAAAGCATCTAAAGTATCTTTTGGAAGAGGTTCTTGATGTTCAAGAACTTTATAAACTAATTTAGGAGTTTTTATGGCTTACCCTAATAATATAGGACCCTATGGTTTCCTACCAGATACTCTGGAAGGTGGCCGTCCATACGCAGGTGCAACTCGAAATTTACCGATTGCTTCTGGTTATGCAAAAAATATTGGTTATGGTGACCCTGTGTCATTATTAGCTGACGGTACTGTTGCACGTGTAGATTCTAGCACTGGTGCTAAAACGGCATGGGCTATTTTACCTATTGGTATCTTTTTGGGCTGTTCTTACACAAGCCCAGTTTTAAAATATAAAGTATTTTCTCAATACTGGCCTACTGGAACTTCTGCTTCTGATGCTGTTGCTATCGTTGCTGATGANCCNCAGCTTTTATTTAAAGCTACTTTAACTAACGCAGGTACTGCGTACACCTCAGGCGCGGCTACTAAAGCAGATGTAGGACAAAATTTAGGTTATTTTGTTACTGCTAATGCAGGTTCTATTGTTGATGGTGTTAATACNGCTACTGGTAATAGCGCTACTTCACTTGATCTTAACTCTAAAGGTACTACTGCTACATTACCTTTACGTATTATTAGTTTNGTTGAAGAAACTGCATTATCTGATGGTACCTATGTAGAGGCTTTCGTATCATATACGTTACCTACTATGACTGCAGCTGTGACCCAATCAGGTACGACTCCATTTGCTGTATCAGCAGTGGCTATTACCGTTAATGGTGGTCATTTTTACCGCAACCCTAACGGCATTTAAGGAGTATAACTAATGGCTGCTATTTCACGCGCGCAACTACTAAAAGAACTACTTCCCGGCCTTAATGCTTTATTTGGTTTAGAATATGAGCGTTATGGTGAGAAGTATAAAGAAATCTTTGAAACTGAATCATCTGATCGTTCATTTGAAGAAGAACAAAAACTGTCGGGCTTTGGTGCCGCTGCGGTTAAAAACGAAGGCTCTGCAATTACGTATGACAATGCGCAAGAAGCTTGGTCAACTCGCTATACCCACGAAACTATTGCTTTAGGTTTTTCTTTAACCGAAGAAGCGATTGAAGATAACCTTTATGACTCTTTATCAGCTCGTTATACAAAGGCACTAGCCCGCGCTATGGCGTACACTAAAGAAGTTAAAGGTGCGGCTGTATTAAATAATGCTTTTAACTCTAACTACACTGGTGGTGACGGTAAATCTTTATGCAACAGCGCACATCCTTTAGTTTATGGATCAACAATTTCTAACGTGCCAGCAACTCCTGCTGATTTGAATGAAACGTCATTGGAAAATGCTGTTATTCAAATTTCTTTATGGACTGATGAACGTGGTTTATTGATCGCTGCTAAACCTAAAAAGTTGGTTTTACCTCCTGC